TTGACCAAAATCACCTGAGTTGTTCCAAATTCCATCTAACAAGTTGTCAAACTTAGCTTGGTTGATAGTATCGTTACTACCTAAAGAAGGTGCAGTAGAACCATCACCAACACCGCTATTACCAGCGTTAGCAGAACCATCGCCACCAAATGCTTGGTTTGCAACAATGAAAGTACCGAAAGAACCACTTACACCAGCAGTTCCTGAAGCAGCAGCAACTTTAGTGATAGTTGTTGCGAGCATTTGCTTTTCGATATCCATTTGTAGCTCTTTACCACGCTTTAACAACTGATAAGCCATTTCTTTACCTGGTACACCAGCACGATCAAAGAACTCAGCTTTTTTGGTAACAGTTGCAATTTCAGATGCAATTTGCACATTGTTACCAATACGAGTACGACCGCCAGTTACAGCAGTAGGTTGATCAGCTGAGTCTGCTTCAATTCGTGCATTGTCGTTTCTTGATGTACGAAGAGTATCAGTAAGCCATTCGTGGTTATCATTAGTTGCACGAGTTTGTGCAATGCCTGATGTAAAAGGAGTTTGGAAAGGAGTAACATTATAAATAACATTACCTAAATCTTCCCTTATATTATTTACTGCCGCAGCTCCTAATGTAGCGGCAGAAGTTCCAGTAATTGTAGCCATTTTAATTTACCTATCTAAAAGATTCGAGTATTAATTCAACAGCACTTTCCTTACTATATGATCCATCCTTTTGGATGGCTTTTTTTAGTTTGGCTTTTTGTGCTGCAACCTGTTTTTCGGCTTTACTCGCTGATGTTCCTTTTCTTATAACAGTTTTAGATGCGGTTTTCTTTTTCGGAGCTTTACTTGCAGAAACTTGTTTTTGTGTTTTATCAGCCATCGCAGCATCATGCAATACTTTAATTACTAAAGCATCTGTAACATTATTAAGAACTGATGGATCTCCACCTATTCCTTTTAAATATTCAGACATCATTTCAACTTTTTCAGTAGCAAGTTTCTCATCAGCAAAACTAGGTTCTAGTCCAATCAAAATTTCTGATTGTTCCGCTAATTTTGCTTGAGTAGTTGCTTCTTGCTGTTGTTGATATTGTGCAGCTACTTTGTCTGTTAAATCTTTTATTTCTGCTTGCTTTTGCTCGTAAAGAATCTTAGCTTCTAATGCTTGTTCATAAGCAATAGGGTCTGACTGTTTTAAAGCTAAAAGCTCTTGTGTCGTGTGTTTAGGTTTTTCTCCATAAACCATTGCTTGTGCAATCTCCAGCACTTCTGCTGCCTTCTCTAAAGATTGCGTTCGCTCTGACTCAAAGGCTTTCTTTTCTTCAGCCAACGCTTGTGTCTTGCGAGTATAGTCGCCCTGCATAAGTATGCCACTCTTGATTTTATCAATATTATCAAGACCATTCTCATTGAGAAATTCTTTGGCAGACAACAGATATTCGTATTCACTATCTTCCAACTCAATGTCATTTATTACATCATCGATTGGTTCTAGATCAACTTCTTCTGTTTCTACAGGTGTTTCAACTTCTTCCTCAGAAAGCTCATTCGTAACTTCTTCGGTTTCAGTTTCGGTAACAGATTCATCATCAACTTGTCCATCTTTGGGGTTAATCATGCCCAAAACCGCTTCTAATCCAGCAGTTTCTGTCATTGGGTCGTTTGTAGAGAGTTCCGCAGAATTATTCTCGTTCATTTTAAATATCCTCTAGGGTCGCTGTGCGTTGTCCTATTTAGTGATAATTTTAGGTTTATCTTTTTGTAAATCAAGGAATTGCTGATAAGTTGGTGCATTGAACAACTCTTCAGAAAATCCATTTACCTCTTCTAGCGTAAGTTTTGTATACGCCACTCCTCGCATCCAATTCATTAAATCATTAGATACGATGTAATATTGTTTATCTTCCTCTCGCCTTTTTGGTGAGGGTTTCTCTTTGGTTTGCATACCACTCCATGTTCTCTCGTAACGCTTTAACTACCTTTACCTCTCTCCAAAGTGCTTCACCTTGTTCTGGTTTTTGCACATTAGAAAAAGCCCTATATAAATTTTCTTCCATTTCTTGAAACAAATACTGCACTGCTTCATCTTCTATAAGTCTTGCACATCCATTTGCAACTCTAATTTTTCTATCTATGTCAGATTTTTCAGTTTCTAAACTAATTACCAATCTTGACTGGTCTCTCACCCCTAGCCTCCAAGTTTAATTCAGCTAGTTTGAACTCATTTTCATCTTCATGTTCTTTAACTTTAAGCTCAAATTCTTGCTGTTTAAGTTGTAATTCTGCTTGTTCTAGCTGTAGTTTTGCTTTTTCAATTTCTATTTGTGCCATTACAGCTTGCTCTTGCATAGTTGGACCTTGTTTTTGTCCAGTAAATTCTGGTGGTGGTGTTGTGAAATACCTACCATGAGCACTCTTATCATACAACCTAACCATATCTTCTTGCAACTGTACTATTTGTTGTGGCATAACAGTAACACCTAATCCTCCAGCACTAGCCATAGCTTGTTGTGCCGCCATTGTTTGTTGCATGTGGAACAACTGCTCAGTCTTTGATCCGTTACCTAAGCCTACAAGAACTGTTACATCATTTCTTGCTTTCCAATCTCTTGGGTCTACTT